AGAGTTCTCTGTAGAAAGTTCTTGAGTATTTAAAATATCATAAAGGGTAGTTATCCCTTTTTTTATTTCTTTTTTATTTAATTCTTTTAATAAAGATATATTTTCTTTAATGTATTCCGTAGCTTCATTATTATCAGTAAAACTTTTTGTAGTTAAATTTTTATAAATAAGGTATTGAGATCTTAAATCATCATTTTCCTTTAAAATTTTTAAATATTTATTAAATATTTTTTTACCCTCTTCATCCTTTTTAATAATTGATTCTGCTAGAATAGAATTAAATGTATCTTTTATATTACCAAAATTTTTCATTCTTTTTTATTTATAAATATTCTACTTTTAATAAAAAGTTACTTTATTATATTATCAATCTCTTTAGACATCTGTTCAATTTTAGTATTGATTACCTCCACATCTTCATCTAAACTCCCCATATCATATATTTTTTCATCTTTTTCTAAACTTTCCATTAATCTGTTATAATAAATATTTTGATATTTTTTGGTTTTATTTTCTAATTGTTTTTTACTTTCCTCAACTAAAAGGTCACCTTTTTTATTCACCGATTCTACTGGGGCTTCCGCTGCAGCTATTTCACCACCTTCTTCACCACCTGCTTCTGTGGATGCAGCACTTTCCATACCACCTGCCATTTCCCCTCCGAAGTCAGCACCAAAATCAGCACCTCCACCACCACTATCAGCAGCAGCTCCACCTTCTTCACTGGCGTCGCCCGGAGTTTCCCCAAATTCACCATATAAGGTGTCCACCCTATCAAATACCCCAGTTTTCTTAATAACTGTAGATGTTTGTTCCATTTCTGCACTTGCCGCTTTCTCCATGCGTTGTTGTTCTAAATCATTACGTATCTCTTCTTCCGACATTCCTAATATATCTCTTTTTGCTCTGGTCATGGAATATGCACCAAAACCATTTCCCGCATCAGAGACCGCATCTTTATATAAAGTCACTTTCAATTGGGTTTGCTCAACCTTTAACATTTCAGCTTGTGTGGATGGGTTATTTAATGATAAAGTAAAATTCTCTAATTCGTCTTCTAACCCTAAAAGGTATAAATGAATAATGGCTATTTTATTAAGTTCTTGCACGATAGCTTGTTGCACCCTATTAATAGTTTTAGAAAATCTAATATCTTGTAACGCTAAATTTTTACCTTCTCCTGTTACTTCTTCAAAATTTAAAAATGCTTTAGGAACTCTTAAGGCAGTAAATAATTTCTTTTGTAAAAATTGTATATCGGCAATCTCCGATAAATTAGTTGCACCTGGAAGAGTATCTATGGGACTCGGAGCGTTAGGATCTCTTACGGGAATAAAATAGTCTTGATCCTGAGCCATTTGATTATATCGCGTATCTACCTGTCCTGTTTGTTGATCAATAACAGGACTCCTTTTAAAATTATTCGCAATTTTATTAACATATGCGGGCACATCCTTCTCATCTATGTTACCCACAAATATTTTAAATATTCTTCTTTCAGGTGCTCTCGTCACCCTATATATTAACATCGCATCTTCTGAAAGTAATAACTGTTTCCATATTCTTCTCGCCTTTTCTAAAATAGATGTACCATAAGGTAATCTTCTATCATCCCCTAATAATCTGAAATGAGCTACTTGCCATGCATTAAATTCTAATTCTTTTTGACCCCATTGGAATTTAACAGGATTAAATCTATCTTCCGTAGAAGTAGTAGTATTAACCCCAAACCCATCATTTTCTTTTCTACTTATTTCTATGTTAGGTAATTGTTTAACTCCTTGTACACCATTTTCACTATCCATACTTAAATATAAAAAGTTATCACCATACTTACATGTGTTTCTTACCCACATAGGTAAATTAGTATGAATATCTAATCTATTAAAAAATAAATCTTGCAGAATTCTTTTTACTCTTTTACTTTCAGAAAAAATATTTAAAATTCTACCATCACTGTTTGGTGTGGTGGATTCCTCCATAAAAATATCTAATGCTGCTGCAATTTCAGGAAAAAATTCCATACCCTCATAATCTGCATAAGAAGCTAAACGAGTAGTTTCATAATAAATAGAATGTTGGTAAATTTCATTATCTACCTTTTTCCATTGATTATTTAGAAATGCGTCTTGTTGAAGTTGTAACTTTTGAAAATCATACTCTTCTTTAGATTGTGTTTTTAAAAGTTCTTTATCATTTAATGAATATCTGGATTTATTTTCTCTGGTACTTTTTTCAGGACCAAATAAATCACTTAATTGTTGAAATATTGTTTTCTTTGCCATTTTAAATTGTTAATAATATACTATTATAATAAATATCTAGTAAAAACTAAATATTACTTTATACCAAATAACCAATTATACTCTCCATTATCATGATTTCCACTATTTCCTTGTTTAGGGTTATAGGTAGGGGTATTACTATAAAAAGGGTTAACATGAGTCTGTTTAGGGGTGGTTTCTTCTTTAGAAGAAGTAACGGTGGCCCAACTATCCAACATTGCTTTGGTTTGGTTTTCTATTTTTTCTAATTTTTTAAATGTTGTTTGAACAATGAAAACAGGCATAGCATACGCCATAATTAAATCATCATGATATCCCTCCATATGATCTGGCCTACCATTTCTATAAATAAAAGTTTTTAATTCCGATGTTAATCGAGAAGATCTAATAATGGTTTTATTTTCTCTTACATGCTCTTCAAATTCACTTATCATTTGAAGTCTGGTATTTCCTACATTAAACCCAGGCACTTTATCCCCTAATTTATAAACACTTTTCGCATATTTTTCACTAAGTTTTCTACTTTTAGGGTCATCATAATGAAGATATTTATAATCCATTTCTAAAAGTTTCATTACGGTAGAAACTCCCATACCACCCGTAATGTCTACAATAGTATATGCTTGATATAAATTACCATATTTATAAACTATTTCTGCTAAGGAATCGGGTGGTAATTTATATTGGAATTCCGCCACCTGTTCCAACCCATCAAAATCTAATATAACGATAGTAGAACTATCCTTCCCATCCCCTCGGGCCACATCTACCCCCATAATATATTTATGACCTTCTTCAGGTTCTTTCCATATCCACATAGATTGTTCTAACTCTGCCACATATTTAGGATCTTCCACATTATTTTTTTCATGATATTGGATGTACTCGTCATCTACTACATTACCACCAGAACTAATAAAAGACACATCCAACTCTTGTGCAATTTGTTTTTTATCCCCATTCATATCATTACACATATCTTCGTACCAAGGAGAAGTAGCTTTCCAACCATCTTCTACCATTACTTCATATGATTCAATCTCTAATGTCGAAGTTTCGTAAGTAGTTCCACTATATTCCCATCTTAATTTATCTCTCCCAATAGTTTCACATATAATTTCTTCATTTTCTCCTCTTATCCACCTTAACCCTCTATTATATCTTACATCTTGATGCCATCTCATCTCCACAATCTTAAAATTATTTTTTCCGGTTCTCGCACCATCGTATGTTCTATAATATAAAGGATCCATACCATTAGGTGTAGAAATTAAAGTTACCTTACCACCTGTACCCAAAGAGGTAAGGGCAGCACCAAATACTTCTGACCCATTATCGATAAATGCCGCTTCATCCATAATCAGAAAGGTAGGGGTATATCCCCTTAATGCATCTTTAGATGTGGCTAGGGCTTTTACTTCACATTGGGTATCTTTAGTTTTTATATGACCCTTAGCTTCAATGGCTAAATAAGACTCTCCTTCTTCTAATCCCCATACCCATGCCGGTATTTGATCAAGGAAATCTTTAATCTTCTTAAGAAACTCTTGGGCTAATGTTTGTTTATTCGCTAACACCAATACTTTCCATGGATTATTAGGGTCCCCAAAAGCAATCTTTACTGCAATATAGGCAGCGGTAGTGGTGGAAACTCCTGCCTGTCTAGGTTTGGTTACAATATTTCTATTATGTTCATCATAAGACTTAATTATCTCCTTTTGTTTGTGAAATAATTTAAAAGGAACATACCCTTCTTGTGTTAAGTCGTAAGTCTTAAGAAAAGTTTCAATTGCGTATATTGGATCACCTAAACAACGGGCAAATATCTTTAATTTTTCGGCTCTATCCATAGGATAAGTTTACTAATAAATATAAAAATGTGAATAAAATGGTTAAAATGCGACTAATTTATCGTTTTCCCATGCTTCATAATTAGGACCTAATTGGTAGGTGATTGTTCTCCCATTTCTAACAGGAGTGATTAATCCCGCATTCTGTGCTGCACTAAAAAAGGTAGAGTATTGACCACTGGTTCTACCCCTAGAATTAATATAATCTAAGAAACCTGCTTTAGTTTTTGGTTCCACATCCTTCAGGTAATTGGATAAATCTCTCATCATCCCATCTTTCTTTGTAAAGGTCATCCCTCTAGTTTTACTAAACAATGTTATCCCATGTTTATCTGCAAAGTCTTTAACATAGGGTGCAATCTCATCATATTTAGCTCTATCCGCCATAAGAGACGCTCTTTTAAGTGCATCTCTAACACTAAAATTTTTAAAAAGATACTGGAGAGTATCATAAATTATTCCATCTCTCAGTTCTTTTACGACATCTTTATCCTCCTGACCACCCCCTGGAGTATACTGATAGGGTATACTTTCTGAAACTGCGTGTAATTGCAAAAATTTAGAATAAAGATTATCATTACTGTTCAAAATTTCTTTAGCTGCTGCCATACCAACCGCCCCAAAATACTTTCCATATTTATTTTTTAACTCTCGCGAGATATGATAATTATGGGTTATCTCTTTTAACATTTTTTCTTTAACTAAATTCATCAATACGGGGTTATTAATGATTTCCTCCTCACTATATCCATATAATGTAGTTAAATCATACATAGTTTTCTCTAAATCGGCACTTGCTAGTTCTTGAGCGAATTTATTAGCTAATGCCTCTTGTTTCGCAGTCTCCATTAGGATTTTTCTATGTTGTATCTCTGTTAATTTAACTTTCATCTGTAATTTTTATATTCTTCTGCTGGTGATTGTACACATTGGCCTGTCGAATAACAAGACCCTAAAAAGGATATCGACAATACTAATATTATTATTTTAATTATAACTTTCATAATTTTAGGTGCTCATATATAAATATTCTGGAAGTGCGTCATTGAAATATTCGTGTGCTTTATCACTATCGGGATACCAATAATTTAAATCTACCCCCCCTAATAAATCATCATTTTCATTTAAGATGTCGGTTAACATACCTATATAACTACTGTAATTTGTTCTGGGGAATTCGGAATAGTAATCAATATACTTCTTAAGGTTTTCCGTTAAGTTTTCCTCACTAATGGTAACCGCTAAATCATTATATACTGTATCATCGGGACCCTTTCTTTTTACCCATTCTATTTTTCCACCAAAAAGTTCTTCCAACTCAGTTTTTGCAATATTGAATAGTTCACTTTGTGCTGCATCGTTATAGGCTACATTATAGGCATTTTTAATATCATGTTTTAAATCACTTAATGCCCCATTCTCTTCAATTAGTTCTTCTAGGATATTAGTAGTATCATTATCTTTTATAAAACTAAGAAGACGGGGGGTTACATCAACTAACCCTGTTTCTTCATCCGCAAATTCATCTAACACTTCAGGAACACCATAGGGATCTAATTTATCGGTATAAGAAGGTAATGACTCTAATATACGAGGGATATTTTTATCATCAACATCTTCCCATATAGTGGAAAAATGTTCATTCCAACCACTAAAGAATTCTTCATAATCTTCAGATAATGCTCTCCCAAAAGTTTGCTCTTCTTCAAACAATTCTGCAAATTCTTCCCAATTATCTACATATAATGTAATTTTACCTTTTTTATTTATTATGATATCATGAAAATTCGCCATTTTAAGAATATCAAAATTTTTCTCCCACCAACCAATTCTTTCTAGAAAGTCCACCGACTCACCTTGACTAGTGACAGTATCTAATTCCATATCAAATTCCTCAAAAGGATCCATTCCTTTCGACATCGCCCATTTAAACATAAAAAATATTACATCCCAATAAGTTATACCCATTATTTCGGCTATACTATCAGCAATACCCTTCCATTTAACATATGATCTATCATCTTCCTCATAGTTTTTATTTTTAATTATTGATGATAAAGTTTTATAAACCGCATTTTCAATTTTAGAGTTATCTCTAATATCTTCACTAATAATATTTTGGAGAGTTAATTTCATACTTTTTGAAACATCTGATCCATTACTTGATAAATTGCGTCAATGACGGCATAAGAATCATGACCAAAATTATCTTTATGTGTTTCAACAATGGAACGTATGCAAGAATCTACATCTCTTTCTAGTTTTTCCCATTTATCGTATTTGTCTTCATAAGAATCCGCAAAGTATTCATTCATTGTACTTTTAATTCTTTGTTCAATATCAAATCTATCCACTGCTAATTCATCATCTTCAGAATCATGTATTCCGTCCGCATCTATATCATCAGGAATACCTTTACTATTTGAATGTTTAAGAAATTTTATGGCTAATTCATCATCTTTCTCTTCTACTGCCTTTGCTGCTGCGTTTTTATAAGTAGATTTATATAATTCAGTTACGGGTTCTTCTTCACTAAATAAACCAGTGGATTTACCATCGAATCTCATTTCTTTAACTATCCTTTGGAATTGGTTTTCTGTTAATTTGATTTTCATTACTATAGTTTTCTTATAAATAGTTTTAAAGCATAAAAAAATCCCACATTTAGTGGGATTCTCTTTCACTCTTCACGGTTCTACTATATCTTACAAATACTTATGTAACTTCCCTACAGTATCAAAGTCCCCCGCATCTAAAGCATCATCAATCAGTGATTGAATTTCTTTTTTAGACATCTCGGAGTAATCAACCTCTTTTGGTTCATCTTGTTGTGTGGGTTCAGTAGGTTCTTCTACACCAGCATCTACCATTAAATCATCAAGTCCATCCTCAAATGATTCTTCATCTCCCATTATAAAATCTTCTAATTCTTCATCACTATCGGCATCATGTAACTCTTTTAAGTGACTTATTACTTCACTACATTTACCACTT